CGGCCGTCCAGGAGCTTTACACTCCACCTTGTTTGCATGACTTCATTCCATTAGGAAATGAACGTCATCAATCCGACTTCATATGAATGTTTTCTCTTCAGAGAAATCAACTGTGTCCTTTTGAGTTGGTACATTGTACCCAGACCTCCAATCGACATCTCTGATTCAAATAACAATCAGGGAATCAGTTTTCATGACTAGTATCAAAACCCTTTGGGTAAAGACAATAAAGTCATTTGTCTACTTTACGTCATAACGTCCAAACGACGATGGTGTAGAACGGCAAAACACATTTGTATATGTCAACCTTGTAACGGTTTACAGTCCGTCATCTGTTTTGTAAAGGATTCCGGCCAATGTTTCGGGTCGGTCTAATGTGGACTCTTCCTCGAGAAACTCTCGATTAGAGTCTAAGATGACAAGACGATCATCTTGAGAAAAGATAAAGTCTGCTTTTAGGCAGTCTTTGTCATCAAACTCAATTTCATCCTCAATGTCATCAATCATTTCTTGAAACAAATCAAAGATTTGAGCATTAGAGTCCTTTACTGGTCTTTGTTCCTGTTCCAGTTCAGTGAAAACCATATAGTCCTTGGATGGATCTCGTGAAAGGTCCACATTATACCAAGTACAAAGGTCTTCATCTAAACAACAAGAAATCAATTTGGATAGGAAATTGTTCATCAACTGCATTGAACAATCTTTGAAGTCTCTTTCTTTTACAAAGAAAGTTTCAAACTTTAAAGACGTCAAAGAGGGTAAATCTTTAATTCTAATCTTAGGATCATTAATGATCTTTTGAAAAGATTTGAAAGAATCACCCTTGAGTGCAGTCTTCCTAAAGTCTCTGAGCTCTCGATTCGTGAGCTCAGGAGAAATCTCAAAAGATTCTACAATGACTCGAGGAAGTGATAAAGATCTAACCTTGTCTAAGATTTTTGATGAATGACTCTCTTTCTTGAGGTCTTCATCTCCATCTTTTACAAGGTATGGTGATCTAACCGGTCTGAATCCGGTCATTTTCCCAAACAATTGATTCTCTTTTGGAAACACCTTCTTGTGGAGTTCCGCTAACCAAACTTCTTTGGCCAGCTTTTGGTTCACAACTGTTCCATGAACAAAACGTGATCCAAGACCTCCATGAGACCTAGGAATGTTCAGAGAGGCAGGTGTGTTAGATAACACATCTACATTATTGCGGATGAAGCAATTTCTAAAAATGTCTTCAATTCCGTAAAACCTCTGAAAATCCGAATAGGTGTCTCCAATACAGGAACCATCTCTTTTGAGGAGAGAAACTTTTCCAGTGTGTTTAATCTGCATTGATCCTTCTTGCTTTATAAAAAGTTGAGAGTTTACAGTACAGAAATCACGGGAAACAAAGTTCTTCCCTAACGAAAGAGATAGACCAATCCTGGGAGCATTAGTTTTCCAACTTGCAATCGCTGTTGGGTTGGTATGAGCAACGATATCGTCGCCATTAACCAAATATTCATCAGGCTTGATACCTGAGTACTCAACAATGAAAGCATTGGCCAAACAAAGAAGCGGGAACGATAGGAGTGAACCCATCAATTGACCAGAATTCTGAGTCCCTGATGGGACATCAGAATGAGGATATTCAATATGATGTGGTCCAATCTCCCATCTCGCCCAATCCTTTGTTGGCTGATGGTCAATATGCTCTAGGATTCCTTCCATGAGGGCTTCCGTAACCCACATTGGAAGGTTGTCAGTAGCGGCTGTATAGTCGCCTGACAACCAAACGTTCTCTGTTTCCTCTTTGAAGATTCGGTTGATCTCCACTTCCATTTTATGGAAGATTTCGGGATCATTCCTTTCCTCAATGTCTTCCAGTTCGAGATTCTTCACACCATGTGTGAGACTGAATTGGGGGAACTGACCAAGAGAGGCCCACATTACCTTTTGCAGGGGTTGCAAAACTTTCGTATTTGCTTCTCCCGCGGTAATGACGCGGACCTTTAAAGGTTCAGCTAGAGGAACAGCCTTGACAAGAGGTGGTCGATCAGGTGGAACTAGGGGAAACTTGATATAGCTTCCAATTCCTGGTTTCAACATAGAACTACATTCATGTAGCTCAAAATCGACACAATCTGCCTTGGCATGAGAACGAAGGCGAATCGATCCAATTTCTTGTATCCATTCTCCCGTCAGGGAGGTTCGATGGAAATTTAGACGTTGGATCA